CTTTGAACATGTAATCGCTTTATGAAGTCCTTTATTATGTCAGCAACTTGAGCGTTTCCTGTAGTTGCAATCAAAATGTTTGATTCGGCTAACATAAATTTTTTATAGTTTTCCCCAACCGTTTTTGTTCCTTGAGACATTCTCCCATCTGCCACAATTGAGCAAAAGTCTTTAGTCAAAAATCCAGAAATAAAGCTCATTCCTAATCACCTCAAAAAAATAGTACTCCAGCATGAACTGGAATACTACATTGAGGTGATATCTGTGATTCATATCTGCTGCTCGCTCTCCCAGTGTCAGATGGGGTCATCGCAAGCTGTGTCCGGTCGCTAAACTGGACAATGAGGCCGGACGGGGATCGAACCCGCGGCTCTTGGCTCTGCCTACTGAGCTACCGGCCTCTGTGCTGTCCGTTTATCGTCCCCTCAACGGTAAGAGTGGCTTTTAGCCGTAACAGACGATACAGCACATTGCGTTCTGAGGAATTTTTCCTCGAACTATCCCGTGCTGGAATCGAACCAACAGCCGCACGCGGCTTCCACATCGGGATTACCTTGCCACAGCTTTATCATCACTGAGGCTCGGAGGAAAAACGCGGTGTCTCAGGTTTCTCACCTTTGGCACGATACCATCATATGACGGAAATACTGGTAAATAGTCCGCAATTAGTCCGCAAAGTGTCCACTCTGCTTTTTTACCAAGGTAACTAATGGACATAACTCAGCAAATGCGTACAGTGCCCGATTTCTAGCGATATAAAAAGCTGATCGTTCCATTTTTAGTTTCGCCACAATGGCGTCATTAGTTAGACGCTTGCTCGGTGAGATAATGTATGTTTCCCACAAGATGGTACGATAATCTTCATCTTCAATGACATTGATTGCATTTTCGCAAGCGTTCAAGTAGTACAGCTCGTCAGCGTGCGACACGAGCTTATCCTCGGCTTTGTTGCCATAGCTAGGTGACTTGGGCATGCCATCCATCACGGGACTTCTGAGCGCTATTTTGGTGCGTTGAGCGAGCCGCTTGTGATGCCAGTAGTTCCCCAAGACCTCTTTGGCGTTTTCAATTGTTTTGTCATGATCAATTGGGCTGAAATATCTCGTTGCTCGCACCACTGCGTCCACTCCTTATGATATAATAAATTTTGTAAAAGTTTGGGGGATAAGCGTGCCGTAATGGCACGCTTTTTGTTATGCTTCCGCTGAAGACAGTGTATTGCGTTTAATTCTTAAGAAACCAAACAGCGTGTTTCACTGCCTTCAGGCCCATCGCTAATCCGATGGGTTTTTGCTATACTGTGAGCGAAGGCCAACCACTTTTAGATTATTCCACTTGTTTACATCATAAGTATTACGGCCTTCGGCACGTCGCAAACGCGGCGTGTTTTTGGTATACTGCCTATGGAGGCCCACTTCTTTTAGAGTTGATTTCATTTGCTTACACTATGCATTATGGCCTCTAGCACGCCACCCATACGGCGTGCTTTTTTGGTGCTTTTAAATGTACTTTCAACATTTGTGTTTGCTATACTATTTATGGAGGCAGCCTCTATTGTGGCGAAATTCATTACTTACATCTCTTAGCTTAATCTGTCTCCAGCGCGTCCCTCATCAGACGCGCTTTTTTGTGCTACACTTTCCTTGGAGTGTCCCTATAAAAAATCTGATGCTATTGGGGCAATTTGTCTACACTCCAGAGCGTGCTTTCGTCCAGCACGCTTTTTGTTTACCCAAATGCGACATTCCATAGCAACCTTAAAATCCAGCAGCCAACAAGTACCAAGATTGCTGTCGTGAATGCACAGCCCACGAAACAGCCACCAAAAATTCCGACCTGTGCAATCATTTCTGGCTTTGATTGATGGTCATTAATCATTCACTTTCCTCTTTTCCAGTTAGCCCACATCCACATTGCAGCACCTGCGATGAGCAAGATAACGGCAATCATCATTTCTGCTTATTTACCCAATGAAGGAATGCCAGCAGAATTGCCGCAAGGACACCACATATGATGATCAAATTCATGTTCAGCGCTGATGGAGACGCGTTCCATATGTTGTTTATCATCTGTTTCATAGCTTTACTACCTCCCCTGTTTCCTCAACGCGCCAGACACCTAGCACCCATGCACGGGCAAAAGTATCAAAACTATCCTTAGCATCGCTGAACCAATCTTGCACGCTTTCCCATTTAGTACCATCTAGGCTCGCTGATGTACCCTCATCAAACGCCTGAAATAGGTCTCCATGATCATGCTTCCACATCTTTAGGTATTTTCCAATCAGTTCTGGAATCACCGGCAGATCATCTGGCAAGGCTGCATCATAGCGCTGCATGTATTCAGCTACCTGTTCACCACCGAAAATAATGTTTGGGGTATTGAAATTGCGTAATACATAATCGCCAAAATAAAGTAACACGTCCCGCTTCGTCTCACTGCTCATCGTTTTTCTCCCTTTTGATCCTCACGAACCCCGCAGCTTTCAGAATGCGAATGCGATCGGCGTCAGTGATGGTTCCTGGGTCTACGTGATCCATGGTGACTTTCCAAAGTACCGCGTCTGATGTAGGCTTGTACATCAGTTAAACTGAATCAGGGTTTATCCAATCGCCATTTTCAAGCTCAACGAATGTCATCGTCAGCCACCTCTTCTTTCTCGCAGTCTTGCAAGCCGTAATGCTCGATCTCTGCTTCGGTGAAAAGAAATAGGTTTTTGCTCATATTGGAATCAACGTCTTTCGCTGGAAATGGTCTCCAATTGTTGTGAAGTCCTCGCTTAGACTCAGGAGAATACTTCTGAAAATGCCAGCCTTCTGCGTATGGTACCTTGACGTTGTATTTCTTCTCCTTTTCCACGGTGTAGCCGTTGACAAATGCCTCCATCAGTAGTTTCTCATGGTCGGAATTGCCAGTAATATAATCTGCCGGAAATTTATTGTCGTGCGCATCTTCAACGATTTGGGCTTGCTCTTTGGTTAGAACTACCTTTTCAGGCTCCTCAATCAAAGTGACAACGTGGCCACCATGATCACGAACCACATTTTTGGTATATCTCTCGTCATCTGTTGCCGAGCAAGATGCGAAGTCTGATTCAAAGAAGCCATCTCGATCTGCAAAATTCCAGTATTTCCCTTCATCGTTCTTAACCGCGTACAGCTTTGCTTCGCTCATTTTTTTCCTCCTGTTTGACTGGCACCAGTTTGTAGTCCATGCCTTCGTACATGACGCCTACGACCTTGCCAGTCTTTTTGCTGATGTAGATGTCATCGAACGTTTCGTCTCCTGTTTTCATTGTCTGATCTCCTATTGTGCGCTTGTAGATTTAACGGCCTGATCAGAATAGTCTTTTATGCTTTGCGCATCGGTAATCGCCTGTGAGAGATCGTTGCTCTTCTGCTTGGCCGCCTCCAATTGTGATGTAAGGTCATTAATGGTCTGCTGCTTAGCGTCCACTTCTGCCTGCTTCTGGGCAACCGCTTGTTGTCCTTCAACAATCTTCTGCTGAATCTGGTAATCTTTACTTTCCATGTCGTTATTGTATTGCTGTTTGAGCGCTGAATATTGTGCCTGTGCATCAGATAGCTGATGTTGCAAGTCGGACAGGCTAGACTGTGAAGCATTGATCTTTGCTGTCAGCTTGTCGATGTTGGCTTTAGTTGCCACAATATTCTGGTGCCCTTGCCATACGTTGTCAGCAATCGTGGTCGCACCCGCTCCAAACATAAGACCTGCTAAAACCGTTACTGTTAATGTCAATTTTTTGTTCATGATTTTTTCTCCTTGATTTTAAAGCTGTTCTTCCGTGAATATCCCAGTGTGATAGTCATATCTAGCAATCGTGACCGGTATTTTGTACCTGATCATGAACAGCAACATTCGAAGTCTAGCATCGGTGGTCAAAGTCGCGTCTCCGCCTTTAACATCAACAACTTTTGTCAACTCATCACCGTCATAGAAGCAGTAGTCTGGTGTATATATGCGTGCTGGATAGCGTTTGCCATTGATCTTGAATGCCGACAAAATCTCGAAATGTTCCTGCATCGTGATCTTCTGTGGCTTGTTGCGTATCAGCATGTAGTAGGCGCCCTCTGCTTTGCTTGCGAATCGAATGCCATCGATCACAACCGGTTGCGCGTTGTATTTGCCTCTGCGTCTCTTGCGGATAACCATGGCTAACGACTCGCAATCTCTTCACGGCCGTTGTTACGGCTTGGCAACTTGATCTGGAATTCTTTAGCAACTGCCTGAATAAACGGCCGTGATTTTCCAACACGTTTTGCAACCTCTGTTAGTGTTTTGCTCTTGCTTGCCGCCTCAGCAACTTTCGCTGCATACTTCTTACGGTTAGCTTCCCCACGTTTGTTTACAGCCTTAATGCTGCTGATCAGTGCCACTGAAGGCATATCTCGATTATCAGCACCGGCTACCGCACGTTTCTCGACAATCGCTTTCTTTGATACAACGATCAGGTTATTGAACTCTTGTTTCTCGATTTTTGAGAATGCTTCGCTTTCAGAGATGTCTAGAATTGCTGCATTTTCGTAGCGCGTAATCAATTCAGCCTTGAAATCGCGCCACACTTTGTCTCCCTGTTTGTATAAACGTGCTGTTACTTGTGTCATGCTTTCTTCTCTCCTTGCTTATCAGGCCTCAGTTCGTCAAGGCTAACGCCTAGAGCATCCGCAATTCGGATCATCGTTGAAAATGACGGATCTTTGCTTTGACCGGTTTTGATTGAATAAATAGTTGTTGGATTTTTATACCCAGCAACTCTGGAAAGTTTCCTGATACTGTAGCCTTTTTTGTTCATAATTTTTTCGATGATGTACCACATATTGATTCTCCTTCGGGCTAATGTACGATATGTTGTTTTTATCAGTGCACTATCGTATGCTTAACATGTACGAGTGCTAGTACACCCGTAACTATCATGTTAGGAGGCAAATAATATGGCTAATAAAACAACCTCGAGAAAAGCCGCTTCTGCAGCTTCCGCTGTCTTGCGTGATCGTCGCACTAGCAAGACTTCTAAAACGGCCGCTGCCAGCGCATTAGCTCAACGTTCCAAGAAAAAGTAGTCACACAGTCATACTTTAATTACTCCTTTAGGGTCTAAGGTTTCCCTGAGGGAGATTTTATTTACTAACAACGAAAGGAAATTGAAAATCATGAAACTCAATCCAGACTGTTTACGTGATGTGCTTTTAGTTGTGGAAACCAATGCCTCTACCAGCCAATGGGTAGAAGCAAAAACACTTTTAGCTGATCCTAGAATGAGCTCTTATTCTTACGAAGAGATCGCTTACCATGTACGCCAAGCAAATTGGGCAGGACTTTTAGCTGAAGTTAACTGGTTTATGGACGAAGGGTTTCTAATCAAAGACTTGACGCCTAGTGGGCACCAGTTCTTGGCGGACATTCGTGAAGACACCAACTGGAATAAAGTGAAGTCTGTTTTGAAAAAAGTTGGTTCGTTTTCAATTTCTGCGATTACTCAGGCTGCTGCTGGCGTGGTTCAGGCTGATATACAGAAACATCTAGGCCTCTGACAGGAACTAACCACTTCATTTCAACCTCTACAGGGTCATTCGCCTCAGCTTTGAAGTGGATCTTTTCAACCTGTCCAACCTCAATGCCATTCACAAAAACTTTGCCGTTTTGAATTCGTAGGCTATTCATTTCGAGTCCTCTTTCTTTCCAAGTGCCTTTAACTGCTCCATCTGCTCGGCTAGTTTAGCTCTGTCTTCCTCAGATACTTTTTTATGCTTGGGCTTGTAACCATCCTGCGCCCAGACTGGTAGTTCCTCATTCCGAACTGGCTTGCCGTAACGGCGCTGAGGCTGATTCGTTTTGCGTTCACTATCGTTTGCTTCGACAGCAGCAGCCGTGAGAAGACGCTTGCTCTCCCAGTTTTTCAAGATGCCGTTGACGTACTTGTAGTTTCTAACATTGCTTTCAACTGCAGTCCTTAGCGCCTTTAGAACTAGCTTCTCAGGTTCAGGTGATCCTGCTTTTCGCATGTCATCAACCCAATCAACAAGGCTTTCTCTGGTGAACGGTGATAGTTGTCCAAACCCATTGCCTTCCCAGAAATTGCAAATATCAAGAATTGATGATGACGACGATGACGGTTCTTCAGTAGGCCTCTCTGCTGCCTTTACTGGAGCAGTAGTCTGTTGTCGTTTAGTTTTGTCTAGTTTAGTCTCGTCTTGTTTAGTGTATGTGCTACTGTGTTGCCTACTAGGTTGTAAACTACCTTGTAAACTGTGTTGCCTACTAGGTTGCCTACTGTGTTGCCTACTATTTGACACACTGTCATCAGCTTGACTACTAGGTTGCCTACTATATGACGTACTAAGTTTTCGTGAAATATCGATGACTGAGTAGGTCGTTGCCTTAACACCGTTAGTTTGAAAATCTATCAGCCCTGACTGCTTTAGCGCGTTGCGGGCTTTGACGATGCCCTGACGGCTTAAACCAGTCAACGTTTCGAGTGTTCGATTCGGCATATTGAATTCGCTTGGCCAGCCTAGCTGGTTACATTGGTAAACCAGCCCATGCCATAATGCTATCTGTCCTGTGCTTAGCGGATTAACGCTTTGCTGAATGTAGAACTCTCGAATTAGCTTGAATAAATCCATGCGGTGAGTCACCTCCTACTCGACTAGCTCATCCATGCTGATAATTGTGGCGACTCGTTTAGTTGCCTTGCAGTAATCACAGGCCTCACATCGATGTGGCCGCACCTGACCGGATTTAACCGCCTCAACGTGTTCGGTGCTGTCCTGGATCTCTTCCAGTGCCTCGTCCATACGGTACTGTGGCACTTCGATGACGGCATGGTCGGGTACATCTTCCTTGGTCACGGCAATGATGAATGCTCGTGGTCGCGTTCCGTAATTTTGGTAAATCAGCTCCTGATAAACCGCCATCTGAAGCTGATAGTTATAGGCATCAACGAAACTGGTTGGCTGACGTTCTCCTGGTTTCCAATACTTCTTGTGAAGCGACTGTGTGGTCTTCAGATCCAAAAAGAATGACTTTGTGGAGTCGAAGCAGTCCAGCTTGCCCATCCACTCGACCCCAAACAGATCACCGGTAAGGATCTCTTCTTTTTCACCCTGATAAAGTCGTTGAACATTCTCATCAGCTTCAAGCGTGGCAATCATCGCATCAGCTTGTTTATACGGGGCTTTCAGTTGTCCTTTTGATGATCCACGAGTTGAGAACATCTCTGGGTGTCCTTTGATAAAAGACTCATGAGCTTGCTTGGATTCGAAATAGCTGTGTAGATAGTTTCCAACCAGCAAGGCAGTCGGATCACCTCTTGGCGTCCATTTACCTTGCAACTCGGCCATCGCTTCTGCTTCGCATGTCAGAAATTTCTTAAACCAGGTAGCAGACTGATATTTGAAACTGGTATCCAGCGAGTAATAATTATCCTTGTTGACCGTCAAAGATTTCTGGTTGTTTTCCTGCATTTGGGTCGTGGGTAATGTCTGGCTTAAGAGCATCTGGCTTCACCTCCGATTTTGTGACGGGTTCAGCGGGAGCGTTAAGTGCCTCCTCGATCGAGTTAGGATCTTCGGGGGTAACATCCCTCAGTTCTGGATCAGCTTCGACTGGTTTTTCATCGGCACTGACCGCGCTTTGCATGTCGGTTGTCATTGGACCCCACTTAGTCAGCAGCGATTTGATTACCGTCTTCAGGGCCATAGCTTCGTAGTTGTCTTTCCAAACGCCCTTGGGCTCCGCGCCACCGCCAGATTTGCTGAAACGCTTGCGATGATCATCGACTTGCTGATATGTCCAATAGACCATCTTTTCAAAACCGTTAGTCAGTTTGAACGATGCGGCATAGCCAACCGGTTTTTCGCTTGCTTCGCGATCGTGGAAGTTCGGCGTGTACTCAAGTTCCTCCGTTAGTGGGTTCCAACTCTTGAACTCATCTTCATAAATTGGTAAAGCAGTCAGGCGCTGATATCGTCCTGATCGTTGAGCTAATTGGATATAGCCTTTATAACCAATCTGTGGCTGCGCCTGGTTCTTGTATGGAACGATGTAGACAAAACCCAGGTTCGGGTTAACCGGAAGATCAAGCGTTGCTGCTACCATGGCCGAGTTGATAACACTTAACTGATCAACTCTGGCTAAGCTTGGATTAAGGCTTACCGCGCTGGCAATCGATGAAAGAAACTGTGGTGCCCGTTTGTCCAGAAGCGCTGCAAACTTGTTTCGAATAGCCTGCGTCTCAATTAGTTGCTTAACCGGCATTTTTGTTAGGTCATATTGTGTCGTCATATGCTGCTCCTCCTATTTCCATTCCTGAAATCCTTGATTCTTCATGAAATCGATAATGTCTAAGCTGTCATCACTAAAGAAAATCTCAACCAGTTCTGCTTTTGGATACGTAGAACTAGCAGCGTCTTTTAAGAATCGCTCAGGGCCGTGAATGTTGATCCAATCTTGCAAGTATTCCTTCGCCTTGTCTTTGTTAAAGGCGCCTTCATAACGCGATGTAGCACAGCTTTGATAGAACCAAGGTTTCTTTGTATCAACTTCATATTCATCGGCGGTGGCCAAGAACTCCTCCGCTTGTTCGATATCCATATCTTTGGGCAAGACGGCACCGTGATAGGATTCCCAATCAGCAATGGCTTTATCTTCAAGCGCTTCTCGTCGTTGATACTCGTTCAGAACCGCTGTATTGTAATCAAGCATGGTCATCGACCGCCTTCCGTGATAAAATTAAGTCATAATAATATCTGCTCAGTTTCTGATTTCCCGTAGTAGGAGCTACGGGATTTTTTTGTGCTCTTTTTATCGTGTCCATTGTTTCCAACCTCCTACTGCTGTGGCACCGATCATGATGCCAGCCAGAGCTACAAGAAGATATTTCCAAAAGGCTGATGATGGGTCGAACAGCACCGACATGATTGCTTCTAACATTTGTTAGGCCTCCTATTGTCGTGCAAACCAACGCTCCATCTTCTCAGGCTCAACTCGCTGTGTTTTACCTGGTCCAACGAATGGAGCGCCACGCTTCTTCCAACGGCTCACTGTCGCAGCAGAAACCTGATAGTGTGCCATGACATCTTTTGGCGTCCAATAAATTTTCGGTTTAAATGGCTTGCGTGTCCTTTGCGGCTTAGTGGGATCGATCAGTGTGAATCCTTGTTCCATGCCTGCTCATCCTTCCTCATATAATGAAGTTTTTGATAATGTGGGAGCCTTTCGCTGAAAAGATCCATAATTGAGATGCCTAGCATTTCACAAATGGCATTCAGCTCGGTTAGATCTGCGACTGTGCTATCCAACTTTTCGAATGCGTATGCTTTCAAGTTTTTAGCGTCATCGCGTGTAAAGTTGGGGTCATTAGCAAGGCCCTCAATGTCGTGCTTGATGAAAGAAGCTTTCTCCTCGTCTTCTTCTCGTTTATCGGTGAATAAAAGCCCGCGTAAATCGTGGTATATTCCGTCACCGCTAAACAGCTTAGGGATTCCTAGAAACAAGTTAGCCATTTCATAGCTTAGTTCGCTGTCATTCATCGAATTGGCAATGTCAGTAGCCTCATTTGCTCTAATGGGAGTTCCATGAAAATAGTTGTTGATCGTTGAGCGCCCTAATTTTGCTGCATAAGCGATCACCTTCTGTGGCGTGTTGGTTCTAGTAGCGAACCTATTCAAAGGGCTACTAATTGTTGCTTTCATACGTTCCACTTCCTTTAAAAGATGAAATATTGGTGGATATTGATTCATGCTAGAGAAGGCTATGATTAACCCATAGCAAGTTGATCAGCGTCTTCAGCTAGCCATTCGTTAACGTGGCCCTTCAACTGCTCGTCAGGCATTTGTTCGAATGCAAAGGCCGGAACCTCTGGGTAGATGCGGGTCAAAAAATCAATCATTGCTTCGCGTTCCATTTGACTCACCTCCTTAACTTGAAAACTTAATATTGTGTGATTGCCTCCCGCCGAGTGCGATAATTGCATCGAAGGGAGGTGATTAAAATACCAAAACGAGTCAGCGTTACAAGCGAAAACAAGTCAGGGCGTAATGAGAAGTTTCATGACAACTTCACCGGAAAGAACATGAATCGTTCTCAGTTTGTACAGGCCATACAGAATGGCGAGTATAAAAACTACACCGTTAGAAACCTGCATGGCTTAAAAACTCCAGCATCTAAGCCAGACAGCACCACTAACAACAACCTTGATTAATCATCGCTTGTAAAACGTGCATCTTTCTCGTTATCAACAAAGTGTACGAAGAATCCTTTGGCGGTAATGCAATCTGATGCGCTTATCGAAGCAATTAACTCGTTATTTCTGGTCACATTGATCATTGCGTATGGATGTCCTTTAATGATCAGCTTTGACGGGTTTTTGGAGGTCTCTGCTGGTTCCGACCAATCAGTAGAGATCTTTTTAATCCCATCAGCGTCAATTTCAATTCGCTGGTATGGATTTCCTTGTTCTTGCAATATTTCTGCAATGCGCAATGCGTGCTGTTTGAGTTCTTCGTTCATTTGACTGCCTCCTCTCGCTGGGCGGAATTGTGTTTACTTAAAGTTGACTGATATTCCAAAAAAATAAGATCCGGCTTCGTTTTTAATGCAGTGGCAATTTTAAATGCCAATTCATAGCTGACACGGCGTTCTCCGCGTTCGATCAATGAATAATATCCTTTGCTAATGCCAATCATATTTGAAATATCTTGCATTGTAAGATGAAATTCCTTGCGGCGTTCTTTCAGCTTTTCGTTCAAATGATCACCTCCTAATCAACTTTATGTAAACACTATAATCTACAATTAGTAAACTGTCAACTAAAAAAGTGAACTTTTTTTAAACTTTGTTGAGTTTACAATTTGTATACACTATTCTATTCCTATGAGGTGATATGATGAGCTTCGGAGAAAGACTAAAAGAACTTAGGAACGAAAAGAAGATGACCCAATCTGATGTCGGAAAAATTATAAATGTCAGCAAAGCGTCTGTTTCTTTATATGAAAAGAACGAAAGAACTCCTGACCAAGATTCTATTAAGAAACTAGCCAGTTACTTTAATGTTTCTACCGACTTTTTGCTTGGAGTTACTGATGTTCGCTCAAAGCCGGAGCAAATTGACATATCAGATTCAAAAAATGACACCATCATGACTTTTGAAGGTCGCCCCATTCCGCCTGAAGATCTTGAGATAATCAAGAGACTTCTTCGAGGTGGCAAACATGATGACTGAATTTACCAGCGAGATGCTGAGAGAAGTTTTAAACTATGGATTTGACCGTGGAGTCGGGGCTGAGCTGACATATAAGCTAAAACCGTACACTCCGTCAGTTTCTAATCCTGAAACGCGTTGGATTGCGGTTAATATGAATTGGCATGAACCAAAACAATTGCCCTATCAAGCGGCACACGAAATAATGCATGTTCTACACCAAGATCCAGCTTGTCTGTATTTCTATTCAGCATCAAAGAATAGCATTGAAGGTGAAGCTAACATTGGGGGAATTCACATCCTGGTTCCTTTATATTTTGCTGGCATTGATAAAGAAGACGCCAATCTGAATCAGTTTATGAAAGCGTTTGATATTCCGGCGTCAATGGAAGATGCTGCTTCAGAAGCGATAAAAGGTTTTTATATATAACTGATTGTTAGTCCAGACACGGAAGACGATAAAAGCTGAAAATTATTTATGGAGGAAAACAAAATGGCAAAAAAGGTAATGGGTGCTGACGGCAAGCAGTATAAGGTAAAGAAGCCTTTTTACAAGCGCGTTTGGTTTTGGGTATTAGTTATTATTGTGGTAGCAGCGATTGGCGGCGGCCTCAATAATAAGGGGAAATCAAGCAGCGAATCCACAGAAAAAACGGCAGTTAGCAAAACGGATAAATCATCTTCAAGTACATCAAAAAAGGACAGCGGCAAGATTACTCGTGCAGACTTTGACAGCATCACTCTGGGTGATTTGATGCAAAACGGCAATGGTGGTGCCAAATTAGATGATTTAAAAGCCAAGTTTGGTAACCCATCTTCTACCTCAAGCAGTACCACAAACGGAGTTAAAACTGATCTTGTCACTTGGACTAATGTTGAGGGCGGCTTGGGAGCTAACGTGATTGTCTCCTTTACCGATGGAAACGCGTTCAGCAAAAATCTTACAGGCTTCAAGTTAAGCCGCAAGCAAAAGATCACTTTGGCAGATTTCAATGCATTCCAAGACGGAACGAAGTACACTGACTTCACCTCAAAATGGGGACAACCTGACTATTACAATGAAAGCCTGATCGGTGGTCAAAAGAATGTTGTGGCCGGTTATACATCTGGTGTAAAAGGTGATCTAGGTTCCAACTTCAACGTTACATTTACAAATGATGCTTTAAGCGGGAAAACTCAGTCTAATATGAAGTAGTCCTTTTGAAGGCCCCTACTTGGGGCCTTTATTGGGTACAAAAAAAGCCCCGGTGGCGAGGGCTAATGG